TTTACGACGAAACAAACGCAGCAAGCTTACTTTCATCAACTCAATTACAATTATCCAACGACGTAGATGGTATTTCTAACTCAGTTAGCTTTACAATTCCTTCTACAAGCTCAAGCATTTCATACACAATAACGGCTCTCCCTGAAGCTGGTTCTCCAGTTACTTTCATCGACGACATTGTTGCAGAGCTTTCTAATGTAGCTCTTTTAGAGACAAGTGTTGATATTACAACTCCAATTGTCACCGAATGGACTTCTTTTTCTTTATCTCCTATTGGAACAACAACAAATCCAACAAAAGGAACTGTTGGTGTTGATAATGCTCAATGGAGAAGGGTCGGAGAAAATTTAGAAATAATTTACCAATACTACCAAAGTTCAGCAGGTACTGCAGGATCAGGTACATACTTATATCCTTTTCCAAATGGGTTACAAGCGGATACTTCAAAAATTATTGGATTAAAACTCTTTACTGGAGAGACTAGAATTGGTTATGGTACAAGTGGATCAACCGCAGCTAGTGCGAGTTTAACTGCTGTTCTTGTAACAAGTGGATTATCTTCAACTTATGGAAACAAAGCTTTCGCTCTTACTTATGCAAGAACTGGATTGGAAGATCAGTCACCTATAGGATCTTCTTTTTATTCACTAGCAAGTGCATCCCTTGACCTCTCTGTTCAAATTACAGTGCCTATTCTCGGCTGGGAAGCAACAGAAACAACAACAAAAACCATTCCTCTCACTCAGAGTGGGTTGGTGCAGGAAGCTGATTCGATGGTTCAGGTTCCACAAAGCACAAATGCTGGAGTAAGTTCAGTGACTTCTCCTTGGGCTACTAGATACATTACTACCCCAATCACGTCTAGGGGTAATGCAATTTCTGTTATTTCTAACGCTACAAATGGAACTAGGTTTTATGTAGCAGAGAGTGGTATATATTCAATTACTTATAGCGAAGCCTCCACAGCAAATCAATCAGCTTTTGAAGTATTTATTGGTAAAAATATGACCGAGATTCTTTCAAGAGATAATCAGATTTACAATACAGCAACCACTGGAGAAAAAAGAGCAAGCTGTAGTTGGACTGGATATCTAAATGCTGGTGATTTTATATCGCCGGGATTTGGTAGCGTCCTTGCTGGAAATGGGTTTGAGACCCTTTTTACAATGACAAAACAAGGCTCCCTCAAGCAAGTGGCTGTTAATCCTAACAGCCGCATCACTATCCCAACTTCTGAGCTACGCTTTGAAGGAGCTAGTGCTAGAGGCTCGACAGATACTGGTATTGTACAATTTACGTCAATGGCTAAACTTCGTGGCGATGCTTTTACTGTAGAAAGTGATGCTGTTCTTGGTACAAGAATTACGATGAAAAAAGCTGGTAAGTTAGACGTTAGTTCTACATTAGTTCTTCCAGCTCTTGGACAAACTATTCAAATAACATTAAACCAATCAACTAGAACCACAACTTCTACTGTATCATCGGAAATTCTTAGTACAGATCAAGCATACACAAACGTATCAGTTGTTAATGCTTCTTGGTCTGGCGATGTAAAAATTGGAGACATTGTTAGAATTTCTGCTTCTGGAACTCCTAGCGCAAATAATGCAAGTAATGTTTCTTTTTCTTTCCAAGAGCAAGACATTTCTGTTTCTGTAACCAACACATTGCCACAGTTTTCTGATAGCGATACCTATTTTAGATTGAATGGATTTAATACTTTTGGAACATCTCCAACACAGGCTGTTAGATTATCGTCCGTTTTAAATTCTGATGGAGGAGCTATTTCTTATGTGGATGATCCCGCAGCTGGGGCAACATTTACTATAAATGAAGCAGGTCTTTATGATGTATCTGCTATTATAAGAAGAGGCGGGGGAGTTGAATTCGCAGAAGCTTTGATTACGGTCAATTCTACTTCTAACGTAGCAGGTGGATCAGCAACCACTGCCTCGTCAGTTATTGCAAGAGCTTCAATTGCATCTAATACAAATGATGTAATGTCAAATACAGCATCTGCACAGGTAAAGCTTCAAGTAGGGGATAAAGTTAGGGTTCAATTAATTAGATCTACGGGAGCGTCTGTTGTTGATGATTTTAGAATCTCCAAAGTCGGCAAGCCTAATGTGACGGGCGTAGACGTTACGCCTTTTGTTAACGTGCCACAGCCGGATAGACAATCATCTACCTATGTTCTGGGTGGAGCAATTTCCGCAAATAATTATGTATTAGGATTATCACTTTTATTTAATAATGGAACTGGAATATTTTCGTGGGATAATACAACAGGAATCGGTACAGTATTAAAACAAGCTCAATTTGATTTAACTTATTCATCTTCAGCAAATACTGCATCTGCAGTAACCGGGGTGGTATTGATAAATAATATAGATTTATCAGCAGATACTTCTATTGCATCTTCTGGTGGATTTCAGAATTGTTCGTGGAGTGGGTTATTAAATGTAGGAGATACATTTAGATTTAGATCAGCAAATTCTTCATCTAATAATCAGAGAGTTGTTATTTCAGCGGAAGCTCTCTCCGACCAAATTCTAACAGCTCCAGAAACATTCAGCACAGACACAGCTTCTCTCAGATACGCCAATGCTTCTGAATACACGCTCAGCACGTTGCAAAATGCTCCTGTTGGAACTTACATTACATTCACGTATGCGGCTAACACAAATACAAGAACTCAGACAACGCTGACTAACCGACCTACGCAAACTGATGCGGATATGAATGCTAATGGTATTCAGCTATTTACTAGAGCTTTTAACGCACCTAGTACAGCAGCTCAACCAGCGGCTATTGCTATACAAATTGGTAAGGGGTTGAAGGGTAAGAGCTTAGACTTGTATAAGAGTGCTGGAAAAGTAACTGCTGGTAGTTTAGATGCGTTTTCAACTAATACTGGTTATCAACAAGGTTTAATGTTTAAAGAATACAACGAACTTACGGGAATTTTAATATTAGATTCCGGATTTGCTATATCAACAGCTAATACATCTAATACATTTTTTTATTCAGATGGATCAGCACAAACATCAGGCTACCTCGTAATCAACGCAAGCAAAAACCCAGCTTTAACTGGCATTGGCTTGAATAGAGTTGCTGCTAGAGCTGTTAATAGTAGTGGTCAGGCTATTAATAATATTTCAGCGATGACTTATGATTCTATTAAGCATTTTGATACACATAATGCATTAAATACATCAACTGGAGTGTTTACTGCCCCTGAATCTGGGTATTATCAGATTAATGCAAGAGCAACATGTGCATCTCAAATTTATACAGCCACTAATCAGAACTTTTATATTATTTTAAGAAAAAATGGTTCAAATTATTCTTCTGGTTCTCTTGCTGTATCTTGGAACACTACGACATCGGTAATATTAACTTCTCAATTAAGTGATGTTATTTATTTTACTAAAGGTGAATATTTTGATCTTATTGCTTATAACGACAAAGGATCTGGTAATTTATTTGCTTCCGGAGTATTTAATTTTGTTTCCATTTCAAAAGTGAGTGTATAATATGATTAGAATTTCTATAAATAAAAATTCTCAAATTACTAACCAAGCCTCTTTCCCAACAATGGAAGAAGCTCAAGCTTGGCTTGCACATCACGAAGGTATGAAAAGCTTTGGTCAACCTAAGCAAATTGTTCAGCAACAAATTGAGCTTGAACCAGCTGTTATTGAAAAGCAGATGGTAATGATTAAAGAAGCACAGCTTGACGAAGAAGGCAACGAGCTTTCTCCAGCTGAGTTTGAAGAGCAAGATGTTGTTGTAAAAGAAGCTGTTATTGAAATGCAAGAAATTGAAATTCCAGCGGATTATGAAGTGGAAGTTCTTAACATAACTTCCCAGCTTGCGCAAGAGAAAATTAACGCAGAAGCTTTAGCTTTTCTTGCGGAAACTGATTTTTATATTATTCGTGAACTTGACAATGGTATTACTTGTCCAGCTGAAATTAAAGCACAAAGACAAGCTGCTAGGGACAGGATTATAAAATAATGTATAAGTTGGTTGTAAAAAACTCTGCAGCCGATAACGAAGAAATAAAAGAGTTTGAATCTGCGGAACTTGCTATTTTATACAGAGACTATCATTTAGTTTTTGGACAATGGAATAGCGTTGTAAAGTGGGTTGAAGAAAAGCACTTAGCTCCAGAGCAGCGAAGATATATCATAGATGAGAAAACTGAGCTGTTAAACGGAGAAATTGTAAGATTATATAAGCTTGCCGAGGGAATGGAAATCAAGCTGGAAGAAGTTTCTGGAAGCGCAGTTGAGGAATGCTGGAAGCTTGTGCGAGAAAAAAGAAATAGAATGTTGCAACATACAGATTGGACGCAACTTCCTGACACAGAACTCAGCACGGACGAAAGAAAGGAATATAGAAACTACAGATCTTACTTGAGAGTTTTGCCTAAGCTTTATGACGACGCAACGATACTACAAGCAAAGGTTTATGGTTTTGAAGATTGGAAAAAAGGCAAGCGGTGAAAAAGATAAAAGAATTACAAAAAAAGCTAACTGAGTGGTGTACAAAACGTGGAATTCCTGTAATTGTGTTTCGTGATCCAGTTAGTCAAGAACCTTCAGCTTCTTTTACGTTGCTTGTTGTTTCTTCTGGTCTAGTAATTTTTGGATTATTAAACAAAATTGCTAATCTCGTTGACGGAGTTGATATTGATAACGCTTTGCAATTTTTCTACGCATGTGCCGGACTTTATTTTGGAAGAAAACTAACTAGCAATAAAAAAGAGGAATGATATGAGTTTTATTTTAGACAGTATCCGACTGAAAGAAATATTAGAAGCGACTGAAAGTGTTAGTTTAGACTGGTTTTCTCCATCGTTTTCTTTAGATGATAGAGAGAATGAATTTTCTATTCAAGTTAATTACGACAATGGCGTTTCTCCAAGTATGAGTTTCATCTTACAAATTTCCTCAGACAACATAAACTTTGCTGATATTGTTGAGTCGGCACAATCAGTAACGGACGCATCTGGCTCTCACATTTGGGACATTGCTGGTTCTGGAGCTTTATATGCCAGAGTTAAGATTGCAGTTTCAGCTGGATCTATAGACGTTACAAGAATATTTTACGCTGCTAAGCAGAGGCATTAATTATGGCACATACCGCAATTAGACTCGGATATATTTCTACATCTGGCGGAGGAGGCGGAGGCATTGTTGAATTTGCCAACCTTGCAGCTTTTCCAGCGGTTGGTCAAGGAAGCTTAGTTTACTTAGCTTTAGATACTAAGAAAATCTATAAGTGGAGTTCTGGAGCTTATCTTCTAATTTCTCCTTCTGAAGTGACTTCCGTTAACACAGAAGTTGGTGAGGTTGTTCTTGACAAGGCTGATATTGGTCTTGGAAACGTGGACAATACCAGCGACGCTGATAAACCAATTTCGGACGATACCCAAGACGCTTTAGATGCTAAACAAGACAGTCTTGGATTTACTCCAGAAGACGTTGCTAATAAAACAACAAATACCGCTCTCGGCACTTCTGATACTTTATACCCAACTCAGAATGCTGTAAAGTCTTATGTAGATACTCAGATTACGAATAATACCACTCCAGATGCTACAACACTCGTTAAGGGTAAAGTTAAGCTGGCGGGAGATTTATCTGGTACTGCCGACCTTCCAACAGTTCCAGAACTTGCTAATAAAGAGCCAACAATCACAGCTGGAACAACTTCCGAATACTGGCGTGGAGATAAAACATTCCAAACACTTGACAAGTCAGCTGTAGGACTTTCCAATGTTGATAACACTTCTGACGCTAACAAACCCATTTCTTCTGCTACGCAAACTGCATTAAACGCTAAAGTAGAGACATCTTTAGTCGGTGCTATTAATGGCGTTGCCTCTCTTGATGGCACAGGCAAAGTTCCTTCTACACAGCTTCCAAGTTATGTTGATGATGTTTTAGAATATGCTGATTTAGCGGCTTTTCCAGTTACTGGAGAAACCAGTAAGATTTACGTTGCTTTAGATACAAACAAGTGCTACCGCTGGTCTGGTTCAGCTTATGTAGAAATTTCTCCTTCTGAAGTAAATTCTGTAGCTGGTAAAACTGGTATTGTTTTACTTGTAAAAGCAGATGTCGGACTTTCTAATGTCGATAATACTTCTGATGCTAACAAGCCTATCTCAACCGCAACACAGACTGCCTTAAACGCTAAAGAAGATAGCATTACTGCAGGAACAACCTCTCAATATTGGAGAGGAGATAAGACATTCCAGACGCTTGATAAAGCCGCCGTAGGACTTTCTAACGTCGACAATACTAGTGACGCTGATAAACCAATATCAAGTGCTACTCAGACAGCTTTAAATGGTAAAGCTAATTCCTCT